CGAACGCGCTGGAAATCGTTGGGAACGAGCAGAGTTGGTTAAGACATGGCGTAGTGCGTTTCATGTCCTAGCCAAGTCAGAACAAATTCCAGAGATGGAATGGATTACCGTCACAGTTGAGCCTCATCAAAAGGGAGGTCGCCTCCAGGATGTAGGTGCGTGTAACCCAGCGGTGAAAGCGGCAGTTGATGGAATCGTAGATGCAGGTGTGTTGCCAGATGACTCATCGAAATACATGAAGTCGTTGGTTTTCTTACCGCCGCAGAACGATAGAAATTCTTTAGTGTTGTACATCAGAGGGGCAAGGAAAGAGAGGGCTAGATGAACTGGAACATAATTTTGACTACGGTAGGATTATTAACTACTCTTGTACTATTCGTACCAATTTTCATGGTTTATGTGCTTGGCTTCCATAGAGGGAGAATGGCGATTGACTTGGAAATGCTCGACAAGCATCAAAGCATGATTCATAAATCAGGCGATGATATTAACTGGGAACAAATCTTCGAAGGAGAGAATAAATGAACACGACACTAGATGCAGAGCAGTTAGACGGTAAGGGTCTTGAAGAAGTTCGCCTGATTACAGATGCGATGAGAGAACACCAGAGCCAGATTTCTGACCTAGGTAAGCGCCGTAAGCAACTTATCCTTCGCCTTCGTAAGCAACGCATCACTTACCGTGAGATTGCTGAAGCCATGGGAGTATCAGAGCAGTTGATTTACAAGATTATCAAGAACGATATTGACCGAGAGGTTCAGTACGATGCAGACGGCAAAGTAATCCGCCGCCGTGGTCGTCCAGCAAAGCCAGCCCTCTAAGCCTTTACTTAACAGAAATTAGGTAAAGGTTAATGAAAGCCAATATCCAAACTGGCAACATTCAAAGCATGGCTATTAGTTCGCTGACCGCCTACCCTACGAATCCACGCCGAGGAGATATAGATGCCATTGCGTTATCGCTTCATGCTCATGGGCAGTATCGCCCTATCGTGGTGCAAGCGAGTACAAAATTTGTACTGGCGGGTAACCACACACTCAAAGCGGCTAAAAAACTAGGTTGGAAAAAGATAAAGGCAGTTCTCGTTGATGTAGATGAGGACACAGCCAAGAAAATCGTCCTAGCCGATAACCGACTTACAGACCTTGCTGGATATAACGAGCCACTTCTCAAGAGCCTACTTCAAGCGCTCCCTGAGTTGGAGGGAACGGGATTTACGGAGTCAGAGGTAGAAGCGCTAGACCGTTTAATTTCTGGTGACCAGAAAGACCCGATAGCGAGTTCAACCACCTTGAAGGATGACCCAGAGGTAAGAATCGCCGCCTGGAAATTCACAGTCGAGCAAGATGCCTACGATGCGTGGAAAGAACAACTCTACGAGGAGTACGGCAAGACTAAGAGCAAGGCGAACGCTGGAATTAAGGAGCGCCTAGGCTTCCCCGAAAGAATCGTAGAGAAGCCCGAAAGGATAGTGGAGCGGTCCGACAGTTCGCCTGAAGATGTCGAAACCGTATCCGTCAATGAAATCCTAACTCACCCCTTGAATCCTAGAGAGGGTGATATTGGTCAGATTATTGAATCGCTTACGACTATGGGGCAGTACAGACCGATTGTAGTCAATAAGGCGACTAAGCATTGCGTATCGGGAAACCACACACTCCAGGCGGCAGTTCAATTGGGATGGGAAAAGATTGCCGTCCATTGGATTGAAGTTGATGATATTGAGGAAATCAAAATCCTCATCGTGGATAACCGAACCTCAGACCTTGCAACCTACGACTCAGGCGACCTTAATAAGTTACTGACCAGTACGAGTACAAAGGGAACAGGATTCTCACGGGAAGAAGTCGCAGAGATTCTCTCAGGGGGAAAGACCAAGCCAGGGCATAACCCGATTGGTCGAACCAATATAAAAGTCGGCACTCATTCGATGCGAGTTCATACAGAGGACCTCAACGCTTGGGCTAACACCATATACGGCTGGTCCGACATAGCCGAACTACTCCGTATGCCACTTGAGGCTTGCGGCTTCGAGGAGGGTACATAATGGAAAAGACAGTTGAGATACAGTTAAAGGAACAGCGCGAACTTATCGCTTGCCAGATTGAGGAGATGAACTTCGGCTTCCCCGACAATGCAACGCGTGAAGGCAAGTTAGCCGTTTATGAGTTCCTCCGCATCGTGGCAGACCATATCCGCGGATTGCCTAACATTCTGAATTATGTAGTTGAGGAAGAAGAAGAAACCAAGGTAGAGGCAACTGAATGAGAATAAGATTTGCAAAACTATTCTGGCGCATCCATGATTGGATGGATAACCACCGAGATTGGTTTAATCGAGTAGGATGTTATATCGCATTTGGCAAGAACTGGCGCGATAAGCCGTCAGATATTTAGGAGTAGAATAAACCAATGGAGAAAAAGATTGGCAAGTACTGGTTTTCTTATGGGCGGAACAGGGGATTCGCGCTGGGCTTCGCCATAGATAAATACCATTGGGGTATTGACCTTGGATTTTGGTACATCGGACAGGAGTTCTAATGGCTGAGAAGAAGCCAGTTAAGAAAGCGGCGGCAAAGCCACGCGTAAATCGGGTTACCCCTGCCAAGTTGGGTAAGCCTGGGCTATTGAATCAAGAACTTCAGGACAAGATTGTTGAGTTGATTCGCCTAGGTAACTACGCTGAGGATGCGGCAGGTGCAGTAGGCATTGGTCGCACTACTTTCTTTCTATGGATGGCAAGAGGCAAGGCTGAGTCGGAGCGACTCAAGTTGATTCCAGATGCAGAGCCGATTGAATTAGAAACCCCCTATGTGGATTTTATGAACGCAGTAGAAAAAGCGCGAGATGAGGCAACGGCTCGCAATGTAGCGGTGATTCAGAGAGCGGCACACAGCGGAGATTGGAAAGCCGCGGCTTGGTACCTAGAGCGCACACGCCAAAAGACTTATGGACGGGCAGAGCGAGTTGAGATGACTGGCGCAGATGGTGAGCCTATGAAGATGGTTGTAGATGTAGGTGACTTAGAGCAAAAGATTGCTCAGGTGATGGCTAAACGAAAAAAGAGTTAAATGAGCGAGCGCCTAGTAGATAGAGTTCTCAGCGCTTCCATCGAGGAGAGAAACGCCATTTACCTTAGTTTGACCAACGAGGAGAAGAACGCCCTCGCAGTCATCCTAGATGCAGAAATCAATAACCCATGGGCTAAGTACGAGCATGACCCAGTTGGATTTATTGAGGAGGGTCTAGGCGAAACTATCTGGTCCAAACAGCGTGAGATTCTGGAATCGGTCCGAGATAACAAGAGAACGACAGTTCCCGCTTGCCACGCTCCAGGAAAGTCCCACTTAGCCGCTAGAGCGGTCGCATGGTGGATTTCAGTCCATCCTCCAGGTACGGCTATTGCTATCACCACGGCTTCAACCTTTAAGCAGGTTCGAAACATCATGTGGGCTGGCATCCGCCGAGTTCATATTGCCCATGATTTACCTGGCGAGATTCTTACGACCGAGTGGAAAATGGACGATACGGTAGTTGCCTATGGTTTCCGTCCAGCGGATAACAATGAAGCGGCAGTACAGGGTATCCACGCGCCTCACCTGCTCGTAGTAGTGGATGAGGCTGGCGGTATCTCAGACAAGATTGGTAGCGCCTTAGAAGCCCTTATGACGGGTGGGCATACACGCCTCTTAGTATTGGGTAACCCACCGACAGACCAAGAACAAACTTGGTTCGAGCGCATCTGTAATTCGCCTATCTATGAAACCATCCCTATCGGGGCATACGACACCCCAAACTTCACGGGTGAGGAAACGGGTCAATGCCGCAGTTGCCCGCCCCATGTAGAGCCTCACGCGGTCGCTACGCACCTAGTAGATGAATCCTGGGTCAATGATGTAATCAGCGAGTTTGGCGATGACTCTCCCTTTGTAGAAGCCCGTGTTCATGCCCGATTCCCTCAGACGGGTACAGGCAAGGTCATCCCTTATCAATGGGCAGAGTTGGCTACCAATAACGAGGATTACCTTCAGAGCGATGTAATTCGCCTAGGGGTAGATATTGCTTCAGATGGTGGAGATGAATTCGTAATCGCCAAAGCAGACGGATACAAGGTCAGCCTCGTACATAGGTCATCTGGCAAGACCAACTCCAACGCCGTTGATGTCGCTGGCGTGGTCATGGCTGAGATTGAGAAGGCAGTTGCCGAACACGCAAAGAGAAACATCCGTGAGAATGTCCGAGTCAAGATAGATACGATTGGCGTGGGTTGGGGAGTTGTATCTCTCCTAGAGCGCTGGGTCAAAGAGCGCCAGACACGGGCAACGGTCATCGGGGTCAATGTGGCAGAGCGACCAAAGGACCAAACCAAGTTCAAGAATCAACGCGCCGAGATGTGGTGGAATACCCGCGCCTTGCTACAGCCTAAAGATGATAAACAGGATTTGCGCCTGGATGTAGATAGAGCAGTCCTAGCCCAGTTAGCGGGACCGACCTTCTCCTCAGATTCATCGGGTCGAATTTTGATTGAGTCTAAAAAGGATATGAAGAAGCGCGGAGTTCATTCTCCAGACCGCGCTGAAGCGATTCTCCTAGCCCTATACGAAAATAAGACAACGCATCAGCCAATTGCACCGATGTCCTTTACCCAGTCGAACCAATGGAACCTATGAGAAATTCAGGGTGGGACATTGACTTTGCGGATGGCAAGGCAGGGGAAGATTCAGTTGCCCATATCCTAGGGATGAGCAAGGTTGAAGTTAAGACCGATAGGCGCTGGATTGAAACGGGCAATATCTATGTCGAGGTTTTGTGTTACTACCAGAATTCTCAAAGTTGGAAGCCATCTGGATTATCAGTTACGGAAGCCGAGCATTGGACATACAACCTAGAAGGCACCTTGATAACAACAACGCCAGAGGTCCTCAAGTACGCTTGCAAGAAATACGGTAAGCAAATCTCCTGCGATATAGAACCAAACCCATCGAAAGGTTACCTAATCACAGTTGATAATATTATGAGAGCAACGGCAGATATTAAGCGCTTACGGGACAGCGCAGAATAATCTCGATGGCTTGCTGGACTATGCGCCCTTCAAGTTCGTTACCACATGAGGCACAAACACATAGGGGCATAAGTTCATAACGAACCTGCTCGGCAATCGCTTTTCTTAAATCAGTTTCGTTCGCAGTCATCGTCTGGGCTTCCGTGTTCTTCGCAGTAGTAGTAAGTCTTTCGCTCAGGCTCCTTGCAATGAGGGCAAGATTTTTCCTCATTGACTACGATTACCTGGGCATCGGTGTATTCCTCGCCGCAATGATAACAATAGGCAAGACGGTCAGCCCAAGCATCGAGCCAGAGTTGGCGGCGCTTACGCCGCATCTCCTCAAGTATTTCCATTGAGGACATTCTCTGGCTGGATGTCGAATGTTGTTTCATATAGGAGTTGAGCAGATTCCCAATCTTCGTCCCATTTTCCATCGGACTTGATAAGGACCCCATCACCCAGGACAGCCTTGAGGTGAATGAGTACAGCGCAAACGATGGTGTCGTAAGGCTTCTGAGCAGTTTTGCAGAAATCGAATTCTGCATCACCCTGGGAGATTACGAATGTTTCGTGAGCGGCAACGCCAGTTCCATTGAAATTGATGGATTCTGAATCACTAGCGTTATGAACAGGAATACCTGCATCGTGAGCAATCTGAATGATTGCTTCAGCACCATCACGAAACTTCTGCCATGCCTCACCCTCGATAGGGTCTGCGATTATCCAATAATGTGAGTAACCCACCTACTTACCTCCCTTGATTCGTACCCTTGAGATGCGGATGATTCCGCGCTTTCTATAGATGAAGATGCTCATGCGGCTTCCTTATCTTGCTTAACTACTTCGTGCTTATATGAACGCCAGTTAGATATTAGTACCTTAGAACCATTTGATGTAAGGAACTTGCTACCGCCTAGCCAGATGAACACATGACCACTCCAACCATTTACGAATGAAATCTCCTGGTCGAAAATAATCTTGTCGCCATTCTCCAACTTAGGCGCATCGTATGACTGAGCAACGATTGAACGCCATTCATTAGCGAATTTGCTATCAGTTGGTGTGAGCAGTTTGAAAACGCTCTTTGGGCAATCATAAGAAAACGGACCGCTTGTTTCGTCAATTGCCTTGAGAGCGACCTGTCCATTGCGGCGCTTTGATAAAACTACCAATGCGCTGACTTCGCCAGTTTCACGATTCTTCAATGCGAGGTAGAAAGGAACTTCGCCGTGGATTCGTTTGCCCTGACCAATTGCCAAGAGTTCGTATGCTGGGAGATTCTTATATTCCCACTCTACGAATTTCTTAGTAGTGATGTTGCTACCTACATTAGTTACATCCCAACCCATTTTATTTCCTCTCTCTAGGAACAATCTAAGTTTAATCTACTGGGGTTAATTTAGCAAGTATGGCTTGCTGTCTTTGGCTTGCCATCCCATAACCAAGCGCTTGAGAATGATGTAAGGCTGACTCCGTAACCTTCGCCCCATGACTGAATTTTGTGGCGCTTGATTGGGTAAGTCTTTGTTTCATATTCGCCTGGCTTCTCCCAGATGCGAACCTGATATTCAGATGAATCAGTTGGTATTACCTTTTCGTGCGCCCATCCTGTAATTTCTGTAATCTGGCTACCGACCTGCTGAATCCAAACAGAGTAATCGCTGACCTTAACGACTTTGTAAAACTCAATGTTTGTCTGGTCGTAGCCCCATGATGAGTAAAGAATGTCGCCTACTACTGGCTGGACCTTGACCTTTTCAATTACCTGAGTCATTTCTTTTTCCTCTCTCTCGCTTACAGTCCAAGTATATCATACCTGGGTGGTTATTTAACTAAGACACTCTGCCATTCTTTTTGAAACTGGATGCCGTAGCAGACAACACATATCTGCCCTGGAAAGACTTCAAACTTTCCAACCTGGACACCGCACTCAACGCACTTCTCCACGACTCTCTCCTCTCTCTTACATACCCAGTATATCATACCCTGGTTAAGTATTCTTCGAACAGATGTTCGGATATACTTTTAGTACAACCCCAGTCACTTGTGGGCTGGGTATTTTATTAAGGCTAGAAATGCAGAGATGCGTGTCTATGTCTTAGCCGCCCTCTAACAGTTGGCAGAGGGCTTTACATCCTCAGTCGTTTCGATGGCTGACCGCGGAAACCCTTGCGAACCACCAGAACGCAGGGGTTTCCTGTTTTTCAATTGAGATACCATTAAGAAATGGAAACGCTCCGTAACCGTCTTACACCTTTAGATAGGTGCGACCGATGCGGAGCGCTTGCCTTAGTTCGAGCCAGTTTCATACATGGGGACCTTTACTTTTGTGTCCATCATGCTAGGCAGTTCGATGTGAAGCAACATTCTTTCTATGTAGAAGTCGCTTCAGAAGAAGTCGAGAATATGTTGGTATTACACCGCTTCTAAAATTGTGGTGATGATAGATACCAACACGCTAAGCACGAAAGTTCCTAGCAAGGTCACTCCCCAGAGATAGCGCAGTTCAGGAAACTTTGCTGGTGGTCGCTTCT